AATTATATAGATAAAGACTTGTAAAAACGGTAATTTCAACAAGTCAAAGAACGCTTCTGTTCGATTATTATTTTTCCAGTCCCTTTCTACAATGTTCACATAAGAACTTCTTGGCAACAGGGAACATTTTCTGACCGACAAACCTCCTCCCTGCTCTTGCTACTTAAAGTAGCTTTTAGTATCTTCATCACTTCCATGTCTTATCGAACATTAAAGCGAGAAAATATATCCAAATCCAGTTGGAAGAATTGTCATTGTATCGGTTCTTCATCCGTTTCTTCCAAATCGGAAGTTTCTTCTTTTTCATGATGGTTCACTTTTAAAAAATCCATTGCTTTCTCCATCGCTGCATTCGGATTTTCATATTCCAACAATTCCGATGTCCCAATGATATACTTTTCGATGACCCTTGCCATTTCGGTAAAGGTTTCTTTGTTTGCACCACTTTCTACGGCAAGACGTGCCGCCTCAATTCTTACGTTTAATTTATCCATAATTCTTTATTAAATCAGTTCTGCAATGTTCACATAAAAATTTCTTCGCTACTGGGAACATCTTCTGCCCCACATATCCGCTAAGATACTGCGCTTCCTCACCATAAGGATCAATCCCGAAAGCCTTGGAAATATGCCGGCACAAATGACCTTTTTCGTGGTCCCACGAATTTTGAAACTCTTCGGGGGTAGAAGTCAAAGAGATCACCATTACCGTCTCTCTTCTCCTGTAGTCCGAATAGGTTAGACCGGTATTCATTCTGCCTTCGGTCAGATTGCGATACGCACGCTTGAGGGAATCCCCCCTGCATCCTATACGGTACAGGTCCATAATGATCCGATCCGCCCAATAGGTGTGTACCGCATAATACACTTTGACGTGCCAGTCCCCATATTTTGGTATGTAGAACTCCTGAACAATCATATCACATCCGACCAGATTACAGGAATCCCTTTACCTATACAGGTGGCAAAGAACTCGTCAAACGCCCTGCAAGGATCGCCATCAATATCATCAAGGTAGCATTTTATATGCTTGCACAAATGTGCCTCGTCAACCAATGATTTTTTATAGAAATCCGCTTTCAGCATGTTTGCGACATAAGCAACGTCATAACCCTTGTCGTGCTCGATGGTAATTCCGTTCGCTTTCAGCATATCGTCCACTTCGTCTTTGCTCCACGGCTCCAACTTTTTTTCTTTACCCGTGGTTTCGTCTTTCACTTTCATTTTTGAGACGGCCCATTCATAAAGTTTCTTGCTGAAATGAAAGCCGTATGCTTCCAGATATTCCCTCATGCCAGATGGGAATCTGCTGTATGTATCCAATCTCTGTTCCATAACCTTTGTTTAAAAAGAGGGGCATTCCACCCCTCCACCATTAATAAAACTCACCGTTGGCGCGTCTGCGTCTGCGTTCTCCCATGTCATCCATGCGGGGATATTCAGGGAAATAGCCGGGATATCTGCGTTCTCCCATACCTGATCCTGAATAATTTCTTCCGCCATCACGGAAGCCCATGTCTCCATGAATCTCTCTCATGGCCTTTTCGTAACCGTGGCGGCAGCCTTCCTTGTAGGCTTCTTCCACCTCGTCACCTCTCATACCGAAGCCGCGTCCGTAATCGTCACGCCCTTCTTCTAATATTTCCCACATTCCCATAATCATTTCTTTGTTTTGGATGTTTCAACCACTCCGAGCTGTTCCATAAGCCGTTTGTTCAATTCCATAAGGTCAGACATGTTCTTGCTCATTTCCGCCATTTGCCCTTTCAGAGAGGATATTTCCTGCTCCTGACGTTGTTTCTCGGCAAATTCAGGGTTCAAGAGCGTAAGCATCTTGTCACACCCTGCAATGACGGAATTGTGAAAATCCATGCTGTTGATGATGTCTATGCTTTTCTGTTTCATAGAAGCGACCTCGTTATTCATCGCATCACGTGAGCATGACACTACGATATTGCCGTTCTGTCCGAAGTCGGCTATATCCATGCCGGCAGGAAGATTTTGGAAAGTCGTGTTCTGCCCGTTGATACAGACAACAACATCCACAACCATTTCCATTTGGGGCAACTGTCCCATAGGGGATGCCATAGGATATTTCGGCTTGGGAGCGGAAACGCTGACTACCGGGCCGTATTCGATAAACGGGTTAGCATCCTTATGAAGTATATATAACTGGTTATTGGTACGAAGTGATTGAAACATATTGGTTTAATTTTAATAGGGTGCCAAGAACCCCGGCACCCGTGTTAACTACTTGCTTTTGCTTGACATTGCTTCTGCCGTTGCAGCCGGAGTAGCGGTAGGTCTGTATCCGCCATTAACAAGGAACAGCTCGTTGGTGTATTTGTTATAGTGGATTTCATAAATACCGGTTCCGGCAAGGTTGGCAACCGTAATAGGCTCGTTGTTGTAAGCTAACAACGGTCTTGTATCCCCGTTGGTCCCTATCAATATAGGCAGCGTGGCAGTCGTGCCGGCAGGGATCGCCTGACGAAGATTGACATAGAACCCTCCGACATAATCCCTGTTGCGGAACGCATGGTTAGGAAGCTCCAAAGTCACATTCTCAGTACCGACTGTTACAGCCACCGTAGGAAGAGTGTTGTAATTCACTCTGCCAAGGGAGGGAAACGGGAACGGAAATCCTGTAAAAAAGTTAGGCCACATATCTACCTCCTTTCTCACCGGATTAACCCCAGTAGTTATTGCAACCGCATCCGTAACCACCACGGCCATATACAGCATCACCTGCATAAGCACCGTATGCTGCGGCACGATATGTATCCACGTTCACACCTACAATATTAGGGTATTGTACCGGGACAGTGTTAGGTAATTTACATTTTATACCATCAACATCGCTCTGCAATGCCTGCAATCCGGCTGCTAAAGGAGCGATCTGTTGTCCTACCGCACTCAGGATGGTTGCATTCTGGTTACGCTGAGAGATTTCGGCTGTCAAAGTAGCCTTTTCCGCAGTAAGAGATGCGATCTTGTCCTGCAATGCCTGATTCTGAATAGCGTCAAGTTTGGCAAGGATGGCATTCGTGTTGGCTGTCGCACCATCACGCAATGACAATGTGTTCTGGTTAGCAGTGTTGACTAATGTGTTAGTCTGGTTGCACATTGCAAGCTGGTTCTCGTATCCCTGTGTGGTTACAAGCTGTTTCATGTCGCAGCAACAGCTACAGATCTGAGATGTCAGAGCGTTGTTACCTTGCATGATCGCAGTGAGGATACTGTTGGTGTTCTGGCCCATTTGGTTGCCGAGACCGCAGATAGCCTGTGATACAGAGTTAATACCGGCAAGGATTTGGTCTGATGATGTGTTCACAGCTTGTGCTAATGCTGCAATGTCGACACCGTTTCGGTTAAGTGTCTGCATGATCATTTCTCTTCCTTCGTTCGCTCCTTGGTTGTTGTTGCCACCAAATCCGAAGTTCCCGTTACCGAAGATGGCTGCAATCACAATCAATGCGATGATGTCCTGAAAACCGCCATTGTTTCCGAAGAAACCTCCGTTCCCGTTTCCTCCCATCAGCCCCATCAGATAGCCAGTGTCGATTCCACGGTTCTGCAAGGACGGAAGAATGGACGCAAGCAGGCCATTGTTTGCGCCGGTTCCACCGTCTTGGTTAAAAACATAAGTTCGTTCCATAAGTATTTGTATTTTGTATCCGGTCAAAATCGACCGTGCACAAAAGTATATAGATCATAACTCATGAAAAATCAGTTGTTTCCCAACAAATTCTTTATATCGTCCCAATATATTCTCATCATTTTCCCACTCTCCATCCTCTCATGGAAATTGGATATCATGTAGTTGACAGCACGTTTGGTCTTATGGATATGAGCGGCTATTTGTGAAGGGTACATACCGCTTTCGAAAAGAAAAAATACAAGAAGATACCGGGCATCCACTGTTTCCATATTCTTATCAGATGATAATATTTGGTCTACAGACACTTCTGTTTCTTTTGAAACAATATTAATTATTTTGGCAAAGATTTCTGACTTGCACATGTTTTTTCTAATTTTTTATTCTTATCTTTGCCATGCCACATAAAACAAGATATATCGATGAACAAAGCATAAGACATTTTGTTGAAGATATTTAGCCTCCAACGTGCAGTGTCTTATGCTTTTATCATGTTTTTATGTGGCAATATTAATATGAGCGTTGGGGGCTTTTTTTTGATTCTAAGCCCCTGAAAGAATTACTTTTGTTAAATGAGTTTTTCTATTATGTGCCACGCTTCTACCTGTGGCATTCTGGTTACTATTTCATCTTGCACCTCCCTTCTGTTGATTACCATATTCTATAACTTATTCCTGCGACAACCGCAGGAGAAAAACCATCCTTACCAAATCCATAACCGGCTGTTATTCCCAGACCCCATCTTCTAGGTTTTATCTTAACCGTGTGATAGATGTCATTCGTTACTGTCAGTGTTTTGGAGCAAACATAGATACTATCTAGGTTAGGTCTGTAACCACTCACATAAGCGATGTAATCACTATCTCTGTATATCTTCTGCTCAACAGGAAGAATAGTGTCTCCTACATGGATTGTATCACCATCATGCCAGCACAGTACAGGGGAAGGAAGATAATACTTTACCGTATCTCTCTTTACAATAATACTTGTGCTGAATACCGTATCTACTCTTGCCTCTATAACTGCTTCGGGGGATGGCTTTACAAACCATCCTAAACCGAAAGCGAGTACAATTATTAATATATAAGGAAGCCATTTCATATTATTGTATTTAAATAAGTACCAATAGCAATGCTATCGCTACCGCAATCCATATATAGATCCTTTGTCTCATTCCTCAAATTTTATATCATTGATACGGTTCATCCAACCACGTTTGAACTTGTTGTTTGCTGGGCGTTTCCGGCATATATCCTCGATGAAATCAAACCGTGCAATCTTGATCTGGTCAAACAATTCACGGGGATTACGGGAATTTACTGCGGCGAGTGTCTTAGGTCCGACAATGCCATCAGGAATCACACCAACCAAATCCTGCGGTACTTTAATACCATGTGCCCCAGAAGCCCATACAAAATCCACAAGGATATCAGCTATGGATTGGGATTTAATCTCGTCAGCTTTCCATCTGTCCCAATACATGGTTTTTAAGATCTCGGTCCATTCCTCTTTCGTGAGGTTTTTCAATCTTTCAATCGTAGGCTTTGGGTAGCCTTTCTTCCGGCAATACGTTTCATAAGTTCCAATGGTCACACCCATATTGGTTGCCCCTCCTAAATCGTCCGGGTCATTTACCCATCCACCTTCCCACTTCAGAATAAACGGTGCAAGTTTTTTCACATCAGCCATTTTTCTTTACCTCCTTTTCTTTTTCATTATCAAACAATATCTGAGCCATGATCTTGGCAATATCATCCTTATTCTCGATAATCACACTCATTGTCTTCTCAGCCTTGCGCAACTCCGCTTTTTCCCACGATTTTTCGCGTACCGATTTAAACTCACAGAAAATACAGTAACCCGTCCAGATCATAGAAAAAACAGGGAAGGGGATAACAACACAGCATAACAGGTCAATGAAGCACAATTCTATAAACGGGGTGAAATACTTCTTCGCTTTGACGGCTGTTTTCTTATACCCCGTGGATGTTCTTGCCTCCCCCCGTTGCTTGGCTTTCATAACTCCCGTAATAAGGTCCACTAACATCGCCCCCATTGTAGCCGCAATACACAAGGCTATAAGCACAATGTGTATCATCATGTGCTCATTTATAAAATTGTAGATTACATCTCTCATTGAAAGTAAGTTTTGAACACATTAATATGATAGATATTCACCTGTCCATAGTTGGCGTCAAATATCTTCTTGATCTCGTAGCCCAATCCATAAGACAATGCTTTCATTCTTCGCCAGTTGATGCAACGCCAGTTCATATTATGTTCCTTTGCCCAACGCTTGATACTGTACCATTCTTTGGATTCATCAAGTTGCTCGGTCTTCTGTTCAAGCTGGTACTGAATCTGTTCTTTTGCCTCCACCTCATCCGCAAGCCGACGCAACGCTTCCGCATATGTTTGAGGAGTTTTAATTTCTTTCAATGATCGTTCCATTGCGTTGAAGGCTGCGATATAGTCCAGCTTGAATTTAAGGGCTTTCTTCCCAGTAAAACCCATCGCCAAAAGAGTAAATCCATCACGGTTCATTACGAACATTGGGTATTCTTGCCTATTTTGTTCATTAACATAAATAGTTTCAACAAACATAGGGTCAGCCGAAGTTTCGGCACACCCCTGTATAAGCTCTCTAATAGCATCTAAGACATGCTTATGTTCTTTTCCAAACTTTTCAGCCACCAATAGGCTGTTAGTTAAAACTTGGTCATTCCGACCTTTAAAAACTAAATCTGTCATATTACCTAATTTTATGTTAACTTTTAATTACCATCAATTACACGTTTTGGATTACCCGATTTTCAACTAACCTTTGTTTTGTATGACAAAAAAAAGAGCCTGCCACGGAAACTAATCCGCAACAAGCTCTTGGTCTTATGAAATTGTATAATGTCCTTTCGTCATAAATATAAGTGGCGTGCATCTTCACACGCTCCCCACAAAGATAAATATTGTTTCCCTTATTACAAAAAAAATAACCGACAATTAACGCCGGTTATCGTGATAGTATCTTATAGCCTTATTGACATATAATGATACTGATTGCTCCTTATCCAAGATAGCAGCTACATCCTCCTCTATCGTGACAAATATTTTTCTTACACCTCTAACCTTGGGACGTCTTGGCACATCATTGCTGTCCAATATCCTATATATTGTCTGCTCAGACCGCACCCCTGTTTCTTTTATTATCTCTTTAATCGCTATCCCTTGTTTGTATAGGGACAATACCCTAGACTCTTGATCTAGGGTAATAGAACGTCTTCTTGCCATAATTAATATATTAACGCATCCTCTATTCTTGCTGACAACGGTTTTCCCAACTGATCCTTTACATTAGACCGTTCCAGCTCTATACTCAACCCATCCATATCAATTCCTGTTTCTTTAGCAAGATCCATTACTTGTTCCTCATCACGTGCAATAGCGTGATACAATATCGTTGCCTCATGATTTTCATCGTAGATATTATAACTGTTCATAATTATGTTGTTTTTATTGTTATTGATCGGATTAGATTAGAACTCAACAAATATCAATGTTTCCATGGAATCTGATTCTTTCACCCACATGTGATTGTTTTCAAAACCATAGTCAAAGAACAGCTTAAAGTAAGGGTATTGTACTGTTAAAGAGTTCATACAGCCCTTTAACTCGTCTTCTGACATACAAGAAGTGATTTCATTGATAATTTGAACGAAAAGGTGTAAAACTTCTGGTTCACAATTTATCAGTGGATTTTCTACTATCGCTTTCATAATCTTCTATTGTCTTTTAATTATTCATTGTTTTATTATCACAATGCAAATATACTACATTGTGATGTAATAGCAAAACAAATCACAATATATTTTCTTGCATTGTGTAATATTTAATATTTAGATAAAAAAAGAACAGCCGCCAGCAAAAAGCACAGCAGCCGTTCAATCCACGTCCTACTCTCTATCCCATTCACAATAGCAAAGATATCAATTCTAAAACGAAATACAAAAAGAAAACTATATTAATCAGTTATAGAGAGCCAATTTTGAAACAAAAACCAATCTTCTTAAAAAATTGCCATTAATGCAATATTTTTTACTTGCAGGATGAATGAAGAGAATTAATAGAACGGCAAGACTGGCGAGTTTGTATTTTTATTGACAGGAAACGAATGTTATGGATTGGGTTCGGAAAAACAAGTATAAAACAGATAGCCTCTATAGATTTCTACTGCCTGAGGTATTTTTCCGGGTATTTTTGAGATTTTATTTGATTTTGTTTTACATTTCTACGATTATAATACTTCTGGTTAGCCCTTGTCAGATCCTTGATGATCGTTTCATCAAACACTTCCGAATATATCTCTGTTGTCTTGACCGATGTATGGCCCAAGAGTTTTTGGACGGTGGTTATCGGAACGCCTTGATGTACCAACAGAGTAGCACAAGTGTGTCTGCTGGTATGGTAGGTGAACTTCTTGCCGATATGCGCCATTCTTCCCAATTTCTGCAATGTTCGGTTGGTGTCGGAATTGCAGCCTAATGCAGCCAGTTGTTCGATGCCGTCGTACTTCCGCATTATGCCCAGTGCCTTTCCGTTAAATAATAGATATAGCGGGATATTAAGTTTCACGCCTGTTTTGACGCTGTTTAGGACCAACCATTCCTTTCCGTCAACTGTTACGAGATTCTTACAGGTAAGTTGTTTAAAATCGGAGAATCTCAATCCGCAATAGCAGCAGAAGAGAAATGCGTCCAGTATGTGCCGGCTGTTGTTCTTCCTGTCTGGCAGTTTAAGATTTTCCAATTTTTCCAAGTCGACGGGCATTAGGAAGTTATGTTCCTTCTTCTCCCGCTTGATCTTGAACTTACGGAAAGGATATGCCTCCTGTAAGATATAGCCTTCATTTATTGCTTCGTTAACCAAAGTACGAAGTATTCTCATGTGTTTCCCTACCGTGTTTACTTTCAATCCCTTGTTGCGGAGGAATGCGTCAAACTCCTTTAGAAACGTATAATTGATGTCCGTGAACTCTATCACGTTCCGAAATTCCTTCAATGTGGCTACTGTGCCCAGCATGTTATCCTTGGTTCCCGGTTTCCTATCGGAATTCACTATAACCTGTTGGGCGAACTTAAGAAACGAAACCACGGGTTTTACCCCCTTCCTTACAGCTTCCTTCAATGTGGATAAGTTAGATTCAAGACCTCTCTTCCAATAGCTTAACTCTATAGCCTGTAATTCCAATATATGCTCATATAGCATTGCATTAAGTTCTTGCGACTGCGGATGGTTGATTACTTGGGCACCATCCTTACTCCAACATTCCGGCTTTAGATAGACATTGGTTTTAAAGTATACCTTCCTCTGATTCAGATAGGCTTCTATTTGTACAAGGGCTGTCCCCTGTCGGTTTAACTTGTTTTGCCGGTTATAAACTAAACGATATCTGATCTTCTCTAACATACTCAACTTTTTGTTTTTAAAGTTAAAAAAATTCTTCTGCATTTACAAAATAAACCACAAAAATTGTTCTGGGGGGACTGATTGGTACGGCTACGGCTAATAAGGATGGATTAATGTCTAAAAATGGTTTCCTTGAAAGAAGCAAGGGCAATACATTAGACTTTAATGATTATACGATTTCAGGTATGTGGGTATTTTCTGATACGGGCTTTATTAATGGACCATCAGTGTATAAAGGGGGGATTTTATTAGTTTTTAAAACAGCTAATGGGAATATATTGCAAATCTGTTGCGATTATACTAATTCTATTTTTATACGTATTTATTGGGGAGAATGGAAATCTTGGGCACAAATCACAACAGTGGTGATATAATTTCCCCACTTCTGGGGGGACTAATGAACAGTTTGAAGCTGTTCCCGTTTATGCCCAAAGGTATATTAAGTACAGACGAAGAGGTAAATAGTGCAACTGCAAGCGGAATGTATCGTGTGG